ATTAAGCTACTCTACTTATCAAAAGAAATCATATACTCATAGTCCAGAACTACAAGAAAGGGAAGAGCAACTGGCAGAACAGAAGAAGCAGGAAATACTTTACGGTGTAGCAACAGAGGAAACAAAGACAATTACATTGCTAACGGTAAAAGACGCAAAGTGAAAGAGTATAATACTCAAATGATGGAGATTAAAGCCTTTTGCGATGAAGTAAATACTTTTATTTCCGTTGCACCAAGTGCTGAACACCTTGAGGAATGTGATGAGTATCTCCGCCAGTTATCTGCTTACTATTCTCGCTACACTGTTATCTCTGGCATGAACGAAAGCATCTACTCACAGTTGCTTATGATGTGCATCCGCGACATGCCAGAGGATGAGTATAAAAGAATAAAGCACTCTTCTACTTTGACAGATTACTATGTCAAAGGAAAATATCCTAAGGCCACTGCCATCTTTGAGCAATGCCGAGCGGTTAAGCAGCTTTTATTAATAACCAGTGATAACTACCGAACTTTGCTTAGTAGCTTTAGGCAGGAAAGAATATTAGTAGGTCACATGACTACATAAGACATTTGCAGACCTCGGAGTAGGATGTTTTGTTTATTGATTAAACATTTCTTTCCATCCTATTGCGTCAGAGGATGAATTGGCAGCCTGGAAATAGACAGGCATTTTTTAACCATATCGTTGACACCGACAAAATGATAAAATGAAAGTAGAACTATTAGAAATATTTGGCAATGATGAAATGGTAGTTAACGCAGCTCGCGTTAGTTATGGCAAGGACGCAACCCATTACACGAGTATGGAAAACAAAAGTCTTATAAATTACCTTGCCTCACATGGTCACACTTCGCCCTTTCGCCATCCACAATTACAGTACCGGATAACTTGCCCTATCTACGTTGAGCGGCATTTGTTCAAGCATCAAGTAGGCTTATCTGCCAATAGTATCTCTGGTAGATACGTTGATTTCTCAGATACATACACTAAGGTAAATGTATGGAGAAAACAAAGCAAATCAAGTAAGCAAGGCAGCGATGGTATGTTGTTTACCGATGTGGCAGAGAAGGCAAAGTTTATAGAGGAGCAAATGATTGACTATGCTAAAAGAGCATATCACACGTTAATAGAACTTGGAGTAAGTAAAGAACAAGCGCGTACTATCCTACCGTTAAACTTAAATACTACCTTTATCTGGACAGGATCGCTCTACGCGTACATAAATATGTTTAAGCTACGCATTGATGCAAATGCCCAGGCAGAAACAAGATATATAGCCATGGAGATGTTGCATGAGTTAAAACTTACAAATAAATTTATATTATCTTTAGAAGCATTTCATTTATGAATATAGCAATTCGACACAATGAAAATAAATTACGCTACGACCTTTGCCCAGCCATTGCGCAAAGGGAATATGCAAAGGTGTGGACGCAAGGTTTAGAGAAGTATCCTGCTGGTAATTGGGAGAAAGGCTTTCCTTTTTCTGTTGTCATTGCCTCCGCTATGCGTCACCTGGAAGCAATGCGACTTGGTGAAATGATTGACAATGAAAGTGGATTACTGCACTCAGCACACCTAATGTGCAATGCCGCAATGCTGACCGAGTTTTATTTTACACATCCAGAACTAAATGATTTAAAGAAATGAGTAAACAAACGGCAGTTGAATGGTTAATTGAGGAAATAAATCAAATGCAAAAAATATACATTGATTTAAACAAAAAAGATAAATCATTAAAAAAAGGAGTTGATGCTATATTGACCGCTACAACTTTGTTAAAAATGAAATGTATTACGGCAAAAGAAATGGAAAAGGAGCAGATAAAGGAGGCTTATATGTCGGCTTTACCTTATGGTCTTGAATATTCACATTACGATAAGTATGCAAATAAATATTACAACGAAATTTACAAAAAAGAAGAAAAATGATTTTAACCGACAAAACCATCTTTGACGAATTAGCGGCTGGCAACATTGTTATCGAGCCATTGATAGAGGCAAACATTGGTACTAATAGTGTTGATTTAACACTAAGCAACACTTTGCTAATGTACACAGATACTATTCTTGACACAAGAAAGAAGAATGCTTATGCTCCTTTTATTATTCCGGAAGAAGGAATTATTTTAAGACCAAATGTTTTATATCTTGCCTCAACAGTTGAATACACCGAGACTCTTCGCCATGTGCCAATTATACAAGGTAAATCAAGCCTTGGAAGATTAGGATTATTTGTCCATGTAACGGCAGGCTTTGGAGATGTCAATTTTAAAGGGCATTGGACTTTAGAACTTGTTTGTGTACAACCTGTAAAGATTTATCCATATATGAAGATTGCACAAATCTGCTACCATGATATTTCGGAAATGCCATACACCGACTATGCGAGCAAAGAAGATGCCAAATATAAAGACCAGGGCAAAGATCCAGTCGCAAGTAAAAACTATTTAAACAGATAACCATGCTAACAGAACAAGAAAAACAGAAATTAGGCAAAGACATTGCAGTAATTATTGTAGCCATTGGAGGTATTTTAACTCTTTCTTATGCCATTTATTTTATTGTTGACACTTTAAAAAAATGGTACTAATGGAAGTTAAAACAAATCGCTTTATAATAAAGTACAAAGAAGGCTTTGTTAGTGTAGCTGCTAATGATGTAGCGGAGGCAATAGAAAGATTTAAAGAATTACGCATAGAAACAAGTGCAAAAGAGTTAACGATCGTGCCAGCAGATGAAATGTTTAAGCGCAAAGAAGAACTTTTTAAAGGGAGTGATTAGTGGTTTTTAGTGGGAAGTATTTTATTTCCCACTTTTTTTTTATTTTATTTGTAGATATAAATATAATTTGTATATTTGCTATCATTAATTATTAAAACATCACAAACATGAAAAAGAATTTTAACAATCAGAACTTTGAATGGTTATTCCAGGACATTACATCCTCAATGCCAAAGATTATTTTTACAGGTATAATTTTAACATACCTTATTACAGCAGCTCTTAACGTGTACTTCCTTCCCCTTCCCCTGCTGCTTTCTATTCCTGCCTCTCTTATGCTCCAGTTTGGCAGATTTGCCGTTGTTTTTATTGATTTCCTAAACCCTTCAGAAAAGCGCAGTAAATATCCTCCGCGTGTTGCTGCTGCTGCTACAGTAATAGCATTGTTGGAGTTGTGGTTTAGCATTCAAGGACAAAGCACTGGTGCAGAGTTTTACGCTATGTTTTTCTTTATTGGTGCTATTATTTGCTTTGGCTATGTCTTAGAGATACAGTTTATAGAGAAAGGCATAGAGGCATACGGAATAGGTGTGAAAGAGCCAAGGACAAGGAGGAGAGTAGTAAGGGAGGTAACTAAGACAAACATTAGCAGCACGCAGCCAATCAAGTTTACAATGGCCGTTTGTTTTATGCTAACAGTTGCCTACTTACCAGCACAGAATAATCACTTCTTTGCCTATAATACTATGAGCCTTGAAAAGATAGATAAGGGCTTATTAGAAAGAAGGTATTACAGTGAGGCTAATGAATCCTACACTATTGATACTATCACCTATGATTTACTATCTGGCATTAATTTGTGGGATGGATACAGTAGGACTACCTATGATAATACCATGTTCATGACCTACGGCACGCAAAACTTTGAGTATTTCCCATTGGCAGGTGTATGGAAGTATAAAAATAAATACTATGACTATATTGGATTACTCAAATTTGTAAGCAAATATTTTAAACGTAACTTTCTAAATAAAAAAATAACTTATGGCAAAATTCGTCGGCATTGACCCATCCATGAGGCTTAACGGATTTGCCGTTTGTATTATCGATGAAGACAAAGTTTATTTTGGGAGATACAAGAAACTTGCCGACTGGGCAAAGGACGCTTTGACATGGGCAACAGATATAAAAGTAATGGTTGAAGATTCATCTTTGCAAAATATTACCTTTAGAAAATATGTCGATGGAAAGGCCCGGACAAAGATCAGCCGCAATGTCGGCATGAACCAAGGAGCCAGTAGATTTACTATTGATTGGTTGGAATTGTATGGACATACTGTAAAAGGAATATCACCACAGGACAAAGGAAGCAAATGGACGTTGGATTATGCCATGTCCGTAATTAAAGGAATGAAGCTCGAAGTGACTGGAAACAAAAAATTATCACAAGATGAAATTGACGCATTTCAATTAGCGTTAATATCAAAAGCATATTTCAAATGATACAGGAAAAAGTTATAAGAAAACGTCTTAACAATCTTGAAAAGATTTATATTGCTGAATCGCTAAAAGATAAAAATAAACAAGATAAATGGTTTATGGGGATTATTGAACATCGCATTAAACAAGAGAAAACTAAACTTTCACTTTTAAAAATAGGAACACATGGCTGCTAAAACGTATGGACTGGATAAAAAGCAAATAGCACTTTGTGATGCTATGATAGCAAAATATCCAAAAGGAATAAGGACAAATAATGTGGTATCCTCCGCATCAACACTTGTATCTTTTTACAATTCCAAAGATGAAAGAAACAAACAATTTTACGAGTATATGAATCCAGAAAGAATGGTATCTTTGCTTTGGCAGGTAGTTAAAATAAACAATGAGAAAGAGGATGTGAAAGAATCAGCCGTTAGATTATTAAATAAGTTATTGGAGGACATAGTTGTTAATTAGTGTTTGTTGATGTTTAAGGTGTCTAAGAGGCGCAAGAGAGATACTTGCGCCTTTTTTTATTCCCATTCTACACCTTGCTGCACTGCGTAGTCTAAGATGCCCTTTGCGTGCGCTTTAGCAATACTTTGCTGCCAATTAACATCTATCATTAATCCAGCATCAGAATAATTGGTAAAAAATCCATTTTCCGACAACACAGCAGGCATGGCTACACCGGTAAGCATTTGAAACCTTGCCTCTTTGTCTAAGTCATTGTCTGTATAATCAGCCCTATGCACCCAGCCTGGAGTAGCAGTTTTAACTTGCTCCCCGATGCAAGTAGCAAGAAGATCCGACTTTGTTTCTCCTGGTGATGTAAATATCTCCCAACCTCTGGCAGTAGGTGAGGCAGCATTGCCATGTATAGAAACCAGAATAGAGTGTTGAGCTGCTTTTCCGTAGGATGTGGCAAGTTGGCAGCGTTTGGTCAATGTTGTGTCATTGATAGGCTCGTATATCTTTTTAACTTGGAAGCCATAGTCAAGAAGGTACTGCTCTAAATAGTTAGCTAAGGAGCGATTAAACACTCCCTCAAAAAACCATCCATAGGAATGAAACCTGCCTGTGCGATGTTGGCAGCACTTGGAAGGATAAGTAACGTATTTTTCAGGGCCCGTGCCGTTTCTCATGCCACCGTGCCCGGCATCAAGGCATATTAAAAATTCATTTGGTTTCATTCTGCAAATTGAAAATTGTAATTTAATTTTAGGTCAGAACCAATAGTATATTTCATCCATATACCTGCACCAGATTTAGGTGCTAAACCTTTTTCAATAGCATAACCATTAAAATCTATTGGTGCGTTTTGATACGTTCCCGTTTTAATGTGCCATTGTTGATCTACGCTTTCACCGTAACGACTTATGCGATTTCGTGTTATTGGAACTATCCATCTATCATGAGTATGACCACTAATAACAACATTTGCATCTGGAAGGTAAACGGCTTTTCTTGCAGTCTGAATTGTGTCGCGTGTTACTGGCCCACCTCCTCCATAACCGTGGTGATATCCAATAATTAAAGGTACTTTTGTACCTTCTTCAAAATAAGCAAAAAATCTGCAATAAATGTAGCCAGAGTAATTACCTTGACTCATTTCTAACTGATAACAAATTTTGTCAACTATGCCATATTCAATGCGTTTTTCTACGCTTGTTTCATGGTTGCCAGGCGAATAGAATGCTAAAATAGATTTGTATGGTGTTAAAAATTCTACCACATCTTTAATGACTTCATCTATATATCTTGCAGTATTGTATTTTGGATTTAAATCTGCTTTATTAGAACGAGGATCATATTTGCCTTGCATCAAGTCTAACAAATCACCAAATATAAATACTGGTGCATTTCGTTCTAAAGCTAAATCAAGGTGTTCTTTTAGCTTTACTCTATCGCAGTGAACACTATCTAAATGTACATCTGATATAAGTAAAAAATACCTATCTTTTTGGTACACTTGAAAATCTAAAAATTCATAAGTATTGGGAAATATTTTCTTTAACATCGTTTTTTTTTTAAAAAAGGGGAATAGAAATTAATCTACTCCCCTCGGCTGCCTAAGGTAGCGATTCTTCTGCGCCTATATTTTACTGTTGCTTAATCGATTGAAATCTTTTAGCAAGTTTAATTGTAAGAAAAACATGGTCTAAAACATCTTCAACAAGTAGTTCAACTGCATCATTCTTTAAGTCAAATCTTTGTTTCAGCTCGTTTACAAGTTCATCTTGTTCTTCTGGTGATAGGTCAGTAAGCTCCTGTTTAACCATTTCAATGCCAGCAAATGCTTTTGCAGCTGAAAAAATAACAGGTACAAATCGAGGTGAATCAGTAACGATAGAAAACTTTTTGTCCTCCAAAGATTTGATAATTGCCTCTAATAAATCGAAACCAAAGTTTAAAACTTCTTTTGTTTCTTTTACTCCTAAAACTTCGTTTGACATATATATTAATTTAATGGTTACTTTTTAAAAAAGCGTGTAATTAATGTCCCTAATTCAACATTAGTTATCCGCTTTATGTTCTCAGCTACGGAAAACAACTCAGTCGCAGATATCATCATTGCTACCATATAAGTAATGGGGAAAGGAATTAAAAATGTATTTTTTGCACCTTCAAAAATTAGTATGGCTACAAAATAAACTACAATTTTTTCTGTTGTTCGATATAAACCTTTACTACTTATACGCTGATTCTCTTTCTTTGCTGCCTTTATTCCGGTTATTGTGTCCGCAAAAACAACGGCAACAGTAAATAATAAAAAGCCTTTAATAGGAATAAAGAACGAGGCAACAAAGCCGCAGCAAATACTAAAGGATATAAATTCCCAGCCTTGATGTAATAGTTTTAAAATTATTGATTTCATATTAAAAATTTGCTTGCATTGTTACCCAAAAAGTTCCATTACTTACTAAAGTACACCACGCTCCATCTGTTGCAGGTAAAATATTTGTAGATGCAGTATTTGCAAAAGTTAAAGGTACTACGTTTGATGAGGCACTTATTACCGCTTGTGCTTGAGCCGTTTTTATCATTAATTCAGTACCTGTTGCAAGAGTAGCATCAGGTAGCGTTAAAGTTGTTGTACCTCCTGTATTATTTACAATTACCCAGCAATTAGATGTTTGAATAGTTGTATTTCCAGTTATAGTTGCTATAGGTCTTTGAATCGATTTGCTAAAGCCAACAATGTCAGTAAATGTTTTATTACCACCAAATGATTGAGTAGTAACAGTGACTATACCTCTTTGAGATGCACCTGCATCTTGAATATTTAAAACACCGCTTGATAAGGAAAATACACTATTTAAACCTATTTCACCTATTGTATTGCTTGAATTTACTCCAAGTATATTAGTTAATGCTGATTGTGTTGACATTGTGCCAATAGTTGCTCCCCCTGTTAATGTGCTTAACCCTGTTACATTTAAATCACTAATTGCATTTAAAACACCATTAAATGTTTTATCACCGCCAAATGTTTGAGTAGTTGCAGTTACTACACCTGTGGTAGATACACCAGCATTAGCTACCGTAATATTAGGCGTTGCTCCTCCACTTGATGAAATAGGTAGTGAGCCTGTTACACTTGTTACCGTTCCATTTCCATTTCCAGTTCCTGCACCGATTGCCGTTCTAAAAGTTGCAGCGTCTAAAGCAGTCACCGTATTATCAGCGTTAAATCGAGGGAATGTAATAGCTGAAGGATTGGTTAATGTAAACATTGATTGACCAATAGTAGTACCTCCTAAATCACTTCTCATCCCATCCGCTGCTCTTTGGCTAACCGTGTTATCTGCATTGTATCTAAGAAATGAAATAGCTCCAATGTCAGGCAAAGTAAATGTATTTGAGCCTCTTGTAGTTGGTGTTAAAATAGTTTGAGTGCTTAACAATCCCGTAGAACTTGCCGTAACCATGCGAGTGCCTGAGCCTGCAAGGTTTGACAATGTTGTTGCGCCTGTTACACCAAGTGTGCCATAAAAATTAGAATTACCATCTACGTCTATATTAAATGCTAATTGTTCTGCATTTGGATTTCGTCTTGTATAAAAAGAATAACCTCCTTCTGTGCCTCCAAGTGGGTATGTTCTAAATTGTAAACTACTTACACCCGTAGGTAATAATATTTCTCTTCTCACTCCAGAAACATCCCCAAATTGTATTCTATTAGCATCGTTAAAAGTATTACTATTAATTGACAAAACACCTTCACCGCTGGACACATTATTATTTATTGTTAATGTTTTAAATGTTCCCGTTGTTCCTGTTAAACCACCTGTTAATATTCCACCTGTTAAAGGCAAATAAGTTGATGCCGCTGAGGATTGAGTTAAATAAGTTGACGCCGCTACACTTGAGCGCAAATAATTTGTCAACATACTTGCCGTATCAGATATATTTACCTTTAAATTTATACGACTGCTTAAAGATGTTGTATCTGTATTATTATTTATTATTACAGTATCACTATTATTAAACTTCCATCCTCCTTTAGTCTTGATATAAACATACATGACATTATTAACCGTGTCAAGAATAACATACGAGTTATTTATAGTAGAACTTTTCAATGCAACCGTATCATTTGCACGACCGCGCCACACAAGGCCATCGCCCGTAGTCTGATAACCTAATCGTTGCTTATTGCCCGTTGCTGGGTACTGGGCAAAGGCAAAGGCGCAGGAAAGGATGATAATGGCAATAACAAGTTTTTCTCGTTTATTGCCTACTTTGTTAATTACCTTTTTGCCAATGCCAAGCACAAGCTCACGGATAAGTACAAGGGCAATCTCGCCAAGTCCTTTTAAAAACTTTCTTTCTTTCTTTGGTGCTTTTATTTCTTCCATTAGTTTATATTTATTGCAAAAACAATGTAGTTACTTCCATCATAATGCGTGTTAGAATCTATGGTAATAGTAGCAGGTAGTGTAATAGAATATTGACTATCTACTAATTTCTGCCCATTTTGGTAAACGTGAATAGCTGCTAATAAATTAGTTGTCGGCAACTTGCCGCTATTCTGTGTCCATGTTAATATAGCAGATGTTGTATCAAGAAATTCTTGATTAAAGATAGAAACGGCAGAGCCATTTACTGTAACATTATTTATTGTTTCTGTAACATTGTTGTTTACCACTCCGCCACTTCCTGCGTTATTAGCAACTTCTGCAAAGTCGCGAGGTTTCGATAAAACTGTTCTTTCTGTATAATTAGGCATCAAGTTCTATTTTAAAGTAATCACCTTGCCAAATCTCTGTTTTTAAATCAAAACTACCTCTTTCAAAAACGTAATATCCAGAAGAATATTCTATGACCTTGTGAGGAAGGTAAGGATTGTCAACTGTAAGGTTTTGAAATGGCATATCTACCATGCGTAGCTTTGGTGTAAGTTGTCCGCGTATAACTTCATTTACTAATAATTGTGTGACATTATTAAAGCCCGATCCACTACTAACGTCCCAACTACTACTATTTTCATAGGTGCCAGATTCTAATACTTTTAATCCTCCATCTGTTGTTTTACTTGGCCCATCACCAAGGTATGTATCAAGGCTAAATATAGTGGATGATTTATCGTCATTGTCAGAGCCATATTCAAGGATATCACTTTGACCGGAGACTGCACCAGTAGGAAGAAATTCAAGATAATTACTGCTTAATAAATATGATATACTAAAATTACCAGACACATTTGTTCCTGCCTCATTTCTCATATTTTTTAAGCGCATCTCCCATACATACTCTGCACTCTCTGGAATGTCTAAGGTATCAAATGTAATAGTTTTATAAGCAACAAAAGCAGCATCTGCTGTTATTGTTTCCGTATTAAACTCATATTCGTAAAATGTATTTTCCCAACTTGCAGCGTCTAATATAAAATTAAAACCATTAGTGTAAGTTACATTTCTTTTTAAATACTTATTTTCCTGCTTTACCTGTAATGATTTAATTTTGCCAGTAAAACCTGGAGATGACAAACTATCTAATTGTAATGTATCTGTGTTAGTTGATAAAATTACATAGTCATAATCACCACTTTCTGTAATTGTTTTTGTAACACCACCTAAACGTAATCTAAGGCTACCACTATTTTCAATATCAACTTTTATTTTAACATAATACTTTCTACCAGATGTAACTGTGAAAGTAGTGTAGTATGCTACCGTTGCTATTATTGTACCTTCAAGTATTCCATTGTTTATAAACCAACCGCTGCCCAATGTCCAGTTAGCATCGGCAAAACCTTGCAATGGAAAGCTATTAATAATAGATGCTACTTTTACGGCAAATACAAACTGAAAAGGCTCAAAGTTTACAGGATTTAAAGCTTGGGCATAAAAGCCAAGTATTCCTGTATATGATAATCTTGCATCTGCATTTGTAGCGTCTAATGTCGGAGTAATTGTTGTTATTGGTGTTGTATTAGTAGCATAGTTATATTCTACTCCTGCTAATAAGTTTTGTTTAGCAAAGTGATTGTACCTAATAACTACATTTTTGAGTGCAGGATAGTATGTCCATTTACCTCCACTTAATCTCATTAAATCACTTCCTGGTAAATTAGTCTGTATATTAGACATGGTAAAATCAAAAGTAAATGTACCAGATGCCTGTACTCCTAATGCGCTGTATTTAAAATATCTGTGAGCTGCAGGATTCCTTGCATATTCATTTACCTGTATAAACCAATATTGATTGCCAGAAAATATTAATCTTGCGCCAAATGTTTGACATATTTTTTTTAAGACATCATAGCAACTTTGATAAATATAATTATTCTTTGTGTCTTTATGATAAAATGCCCTATGCTGTATAACTGTTAATAATGCGTAATCTTTACCAGCACTATAAGCAGTTGTATTCTCATTCCAATTAAATACCGTATGCAGCACAGGTAAGTTATTTGCAACAAGTTCACTTTGTACAAAATCAAGTTGATTAAGACAGTTTAAAATATGTTGTACTACTGTGTCTTGTCCATTGTAAGGCCCTACTGCACTTTTATAGTCTAAAGTTTTTAGCCATCCTAATCCATCAATAGCAGATATTTGAGCAACATAACCAATAGACAAAGGGATGTCCTCAAATTGCACCAAATCTGTAACTATATAACCATACCAATTAAAGGATACTGTCGTATTATCATCCTCATAAGCCGTAACATCTATTGTAAACCTTCCTTCAACCGCTAATCCAATATCAAGAAGTAATGTTTGTAAATCGTTATTATTTATAAGTAAAGATAAATTAAATGAAGATCCTATAATAGGTGTAAATCTTTCTTGTCCTTGCTGGCTTTCGCTATCATATTGTAAGCCTAATGATAAAGTATCAAATGTCCCAACAGCACCAGAATAATTACTATCTTTTATTGATACAGTAATCTTTCTGCGTTTTTCGTTATATACTGTCGTTTGATACCTAACTCCCATTATTGTATTCTACTAAGACCTTTTTGTGATCTGTTTAACAATATAATCAAATCATTTCCGCTTATCCTTGTTTCCAGGCTACCACCTACTCCCATATCTCCCATCATTGATTTTAATTTTGATAAAGGTGCAATTACTTCCGGATCTACACGAGCGTTCCTGTTATCACCTACCGTTGCCATAGTAGGCCCGTATGCCAAGCCACCTTCGGCTAACTTTGGAGCACCTATTTTCATTATAAGACTTTTTCCTAACGAACCAGCTAAACCTGCAATAGCAGGCGCAATAGCTAATAAAAATGGTGTAGGAGGTAAACCTGCTAATGCTTTAGCAACAAACACCTTAATCATATCGCCAATAATAACCGCTATGCTTTGCCTAACTGCTGCGGCTAATTCTTTCATGCTTTTAAATCCACTTTCTGCTAAATTTGCAAATGCCTCAATACCCATAACAAGTGATTTTTGTAATGGACTTAATAAATCCCCAATAGATTTTATAGCAGGCGTAATTTTAGTAAAAGAGTTAGCTACATCTTCGTTTGTTTGTTTTAATCTTTCATTTGCGGCCGAAACGCTTTCTAATTTTTCTGGCAATAAATCTAAGGTTGGTAACATACCAATTAAACCAACTTTTTCACTTGCTGCAGCTGATACACCACCACCGCCACCTGTAGGATTAGTAACACTTGGTTCTGTCGGCAAAGTTGGTGCAGTAATACCACCACCTCCACCAGTTGCTTTTGCACCAGTGGTAAACAATGAGGCAAGTTTGCCTTTTAAACTATCAACAGTATCTCCAATACTTTTAAACTCTGTGGCTACTATTCTTTGCTCCTTTTGATACGATGTTAATCCATCAAGATTGAATAGTTTTAAACCTAATGCTTTCTGTAGATAATCAATATTTTTTAAAACATTAGCTACTCCTTCCATTACAGAGTTTTTAATGTTTATCCAAATGTTTTTAAAATTGTCACTAAATGCCTTCCAGTTATCATAAACATACAAGGCAATAGCACCGATAGCAGCAATAGATGCAGTAACTACTAAAATCATTGGATTGGCAGCTAAATAGCTAAATGCTTTACTTATATTTCCTATTGCTTGTACTATTAATTTTGATGCTCCGGCTAAAGCACCGTATGTGCTTATCAATTTACCTACAATAAAAATAATAGGTCCAATCGATGCAGCCACTAAAGCAGCCTTAACGATAAAGCCTTGTGTCTCTGGATTAAGTGATTTAAATGCATCTACTAAACCTTGTATATATTTGCTTAAACTTTCTGCAACGGCTTGTAGATTTAATGATTCATTAATAGCCTTGCCAAATTCTGCAAGAGATGCCGTTACATTATCTTTTAAATTATCAAACGTATTCCCTAAACCACCTTGCGCCCTTTCTAACTTTGCTAAGGCAGAAACAGAGCGCGTAATAAATTCTTCACTACTTACACCTATTGCCCTTATGCCTTCTGCAGTCACTGTACCAAATTCCTCTTTCATTACTCGCGCAAACTCTGGCAGCCTTTCTTTTATCTGATTAAGGTCCTCCTGTGTTACCTTACCTACTGCGCTTATCTGACTAAGAGCCAATGTAACTCCGCTAAATTGCTCTGCTCCTCCTCCCGATCTCGCTACGGCATTACCAAACTGTGTTATTGTTTCCCTTGCTGCATCGGCAGACATTCCTACACTCTGCAACGAGGCAGAAGCCTGTACAACTTGTGGCAAAGCAAGACCAGGATTTTCAGCAACCTTTCGTAGTTTATCTAACTCTTCCTTTGCTCCTTCGCTACTACCCATAATGGCAATTAATCCATTCTCCAGTTTCTCCATGTCGGCAAATGCCTTCAATGAAGCTGCACCGACACCAAGCAATGGCAAAGTAATAGACTGCGTCATTGTGCTGCCGATGTTTTGCATCTGTGAGCCAAACTTTGTCATTCTACTTTCTACCTTGCCAAGTTCACGGGAAAGGCTTGAAACATCTATGCCAAGTTTAAGATTTAACTGCGCTGCATTTGCCATTATCTACTCTTTATCCCATTTCTCAAAAATTGACTTGTCAACTTCTGACAAACTTCTTTTAGTTGGTTTTACGTTATCTGTCTCCCAAGGAAACTCTATTAAATCTTTAGGCTTAATTGACTTTCCTTTTGCCGTATGAACATTCAATAAAAGTGTTGTTTGCCACCTGGCTCTCTCCCACTCAAATTGCTGCTCTATTTCAAATTGGTTATTATAACCTTGCATGGCTATAATAACCTCTCTCAATGTCATTTCATAGTATTGCGAAGGGGAAAATCTTAACACTCCAAAGCAAAAACGCTCTATATAATCAAGCGTTAATTCTGCTCCTCCGCTATCTCGTTTTTTCTTTCCGGATCTTCTGGCACTGAAATCTCATTTGTTATCAGCTCCGTTATCCTATTTATCCCTCCCTTGTCTAAATCTACTAAGTCGCAAAACTTTTCTAAGGTATATGGGCACTTCTCTCCCTTTGCCTTGTAACCTGCCTGCACACCAGCAAAAGCAAGTTCAAGAGCAAATAGGAGGTCTTCGCCAAGTTGGGAGAGGTCGCTAAGTTTTAGATTCCTCTCCCGTAAAAATGTACCTAACACGAACATACCAAACTTAACTGGTATGTCCGCATTAGCTATTTTTATTGTTTTCATGTTAGGTAATTTTTATTATGCTTTTGTTGTCTTCACGATTGCACCTGTCACCTCAAAGGATGCAGAGTAACTTGTATTCTCTTCTACGGCTGCATTAAGGTCTAATGATGTACAGATAGCAGACATCGTAAACACGTTGTCACCTTGTACGTCAGTAGTAAACTTAATAGTTAGCGCAGTACCACTAATTAAATCGGTAAAGAGATCATCAAACAAGTAATTGGTAGATGAGTCACCAGGTCCTGCATATAATGCCTCTGTGGAAAGTGTGCCAGATAACTGACCTTTCTTTACTTCTCTCCATCCTCCAGCTGCTGAATCCTTTGTTAAGATTTCACGCATAGCTGCGGAGATGTTCATTTGGCAGGATGTAGCATAACCAATAGCAGTGCTATCTTTGTATAACCTCATCAACGTACCGTTAATTATTCCAGTTGTTGCCATTTTATTATTTTTTAGCTTTTGACAAATCTATATTAACATCAATTTTTTCCAATTCATTCTCATCCTGGAAATAATCCATAGGCATTGGCACTGGAATATAAATAGGTTGAGGTGCCTCTTGCACTTGTTTCTCTGGCATCTGCTCTACAACAAAGTCATCATCAAGATGCTCCGCAATGCCATCGGCAACAAGTTGAGCTCCAAAGTCGGAAAGGAAAACTCCTGTTGCTCCGACTGGCTTTCCGTTCCAAGTTTTTATTAATCTTAGTTTCATAATTATCGTTTCATTCTTGCCATAAAATCAACTGACATCCAATATACATTTAGCGTAGGATTGTAAACCTGTGAATCGCTTGACATATATTTTATCGTTTGTACACTTATACCGTTCACTGTTCCCGTAAACCTATCAAGGCTATTTCTTATGTTGTTTGCAAGCTCTTGTGTGCTATCGTAACTTTGCGTATAGCAGTCAACTTGAAATTGCACTTCCTCCAAGTTACTTTGTCCATCCTTGTAATCAACGGGAGTAGAATTAACTATGGTGTAAACACAGAAAGGATATTGCACGTCTTGCGGAGTTAAGTCTGGATAAATCTTTTGCCCTACAATCGCTATGACTGTTGGCTCTGCGCTTAACCTTCCGTAAATTACCTTTCCTATCATTCCCAAAACTTTTTAGGGTACATCATAACTACTTCCTTTGCCTCTGCTATCATCTTTGGATAAACAACAGATGCAGACATAGTTTTTGCTTTTAAGACTATCTTTTGCCTCCATGCTTTGGCAGAGCCATAAACCATGTGAGCGTAAAAGCCATCGTATTTTTGTTCACTGTTTAAAGTAGAACCTACTGGCTGTGGAATGTAATGAGGCCCTATTGCTCCATTATTCCACTTGTATTTTTTTAGTAATTGGCTTAATCCTTTTACAGACCTTTGTAGATTGCCAGGTTTAACTATATACCTATAATTACCATTGCCATCTGCCTTACCTACACCTTTAGAAAACGTACTTATTTTGTGTTCTTTTTTAGACACAGGAATAAGCGACTTATATATATTTATCGCAGCAGGCATTGCGGCATTGATTACATCCATTCTTTTATCAACTGTTATCTTTGATAAGATGTCATCTAATTCAAGCACACATTCTGCCAAACCATTAGCAAACAAGCCTCTTCTTTTAGCACCTGTTGCGCTTGCTCTTCTTAACCTTGATATTTGGCTCTGCGTAATGTAAGTCATGGTAAAATATTAATTAGGAGAACACCTAAGCATTCTCCTAATATTTAGGCAACTGTTAAGGTTAATGCAGATGAGTTAAACTTAACCTCATCACCTACTGCAATAGTTTTTGCAGATGTTAATAGACCAAAGAAAAGTAAATTACCAGATGCAGATGCGTCCCAAACTGTAACGTAAGTAGCAGATGCCGTAGCTGTTGCACTTGTTGTAATAGTAAAAGCAGATGCATTTGTAATTGTACCATTTCCCCCTGTACCTCTTGTCCATGACCCTGTGCCACTCGCAATAGATGTTCTTGCCGCAGTTGCAATTACAATAGGAGTACCACCAGAGCCTGTGTCTGTCGGATTACCATTATACAACTGCACAAAAGTTGCCGTTGGAGCAGTTGCAAAAGTTGTTCCTGCAATCCATGCTGTTATTTGGTCTTCCAAATAATCTGAAAAAGCCGCCATAGTTTATTAGTTTAAATTATTTAAAATTAGTTCTCTCTTTTTGTTTGTCTTGTCCACTCTAAGCACATCGTTCAAATACTCCCTTCCCTCCTTCACTATTGCCTCTCTGTCAAAATCCTTGTTTTTTACTGCCTCCATAACATCGCCAAAGTCCTCATACTTTATCACACCTGGTATATTGTACTCTGGTATTCCCTTTGGTGCAATCGTTACACCGCCAGCGACTAACATTTCAATGGCAAATATATTACTCTTTGCAAAGTTGAAATCGTTTTTGAGTAACGGAAATAAACCGTAATGGCATTGGCTATTGTTTAATGTTTCAAAGTAGCCAAACAAAGAACTATTCCATTCCTTTGTTTTTACCTTTGGAAACAAGTGAGCCATGATAAAATCCTGTATGCCAAGCATGGCAACATCACAGCTCTCATCTTCCGATAACTCATTTATATAACTTGCTATACTGCCTATGTCATCCAAGTGGTGCATAGAACCGCGCCAAATAAATCTTATCTTATCTTCTATCTTAGGCACTGGCATAAATGGCTGAATAATTGGATTCCATCCATTATTTATAACTGTGCTTGCAATGCCTTCATGATAAGGCATATAGTATTTTTGCAAGGCATCGGTAGAATAAATAATGTGGTCAGCAAAGCCGAAGCAATCCTCCACCGTTTTACGCATTGCCTCATGGCTTAGTCCAGCGTGTGCCGGATTAGTCCTTGTTGTTTCGTGTAGATTATCGTCATGGTCAATAATAATCTTCTTACCCATTCTCTTGCACTCTCTTAGCATTTCAAAGTATGCCATGCCATTAGGAGATTTAGCCACTACAACATCAACATCCATTAAATCAAACCACTTTGCCGATTCAATGGCAAGGTATCTTATATCATGCCCCATGTAGGCATAGCAGCCAACTGTTCGGTAAAAGTCGGTAGCTGGAGAGTTGATGTTAGTAAAAATGGCTATTTTCATTGTGTTAGGTTTATTTCTTCCCAGTTGCCTGTTTCCTCATTCCATGTGTACTCTTTACCATCATTTGGATATGGTATAGGTGATTGCCAAAGGCAACTTTGCTCGTTCAATGTCCATGAGGGAAAAGGTTTAGGAGGAATAAAAGCATCCCTAATGCTATCGTAATAGTAGCCAATGCCAGCATAGTTTTTGCGAAAGTTGCCGTTATAAGATGTTTGTTTCCATAAATTATAATCGTGCAAATTGGTTAAAAAATCTATTCCAACTTGTTCACTTTCAATACCATTTATAGTAATAACCTCATTCACAACAACGTGAACACCAATTACATAATTATTTACATCAAGTTTTGCAAAGTGTGCCATATATTTATTCTTTAAAATGTAATTGAACCATCGCCATTAAATATATAAACACCTAAACTTGGGTTACTCGGTGAACCAGTTGTTGATACTGCGGCAATACCAGCAGATATTATTACAACTCCAGAACCTCCTTTACCACCAGACATTGTTTTGGCAGCACCACCACCACCAGCACCTCTATTATCAGTACCATCTCCACCATTTGTTGGCGACCCTGATGAATCTCCACCAGCACCACCGCCTCCATTTCCACCTGCACCGCCAGATAATGAACTACTACCAATCCTTCCAGCACCACCGCCACCGCCTCCAGCTCTTGGTACGCTTGAACCAGTAATTGAAGAACTTATGCCCGCTCCTCCAGCAGTTGCAACACTTGCAGTATTAACAACATTTTGAGCATCAGCACCAGCACCACCACCACCAGCTCCATTTCTATAATTAGTATCAGGAAGAGTATCAATAGAATTACCTCCTTTTTTACCTTCATTTGTTGTTCCATTTGCACCATTAGTGCCAAATCCACCACCACCACCAGAACCTCCTGTTTTAGCTACTCCAGAATTACCTTTACCACCACCACCACCGCCAACTGTGGTCACTAATGTACTTATAGAACTTGCAGTACCACTATTACCTTCTACATTTTGTGCTGGAACAGAACCACCACCACCTACTGTAATAGTATAAGTTGTACCTTTTGTTAATGTTAATTTAGATTCAGCAGATGTATTCCCACCACTATTTTCTCCTACAACTGAACATCTATAACCACCAGCACCACCACCACCACCAGCATGAGCAACAGTACCACCACCACCACCCGAACCACCACCAGCAATAACAAGGTATTCGACCGATACAGTAGGCGCAGCTACATCTAACGTCGCACTCGTCACCGTTGCCGTTCCCGTTATACTTGCCGATACATTGTCAACCGTAGTTATTGTTGCAGCAGTTGTGCCATTGGCAGTTAAAGAACTTTCAAGAGTTGCCGTTCTTAAAATACTTGCATTAGTAACAGAACCATAAGCCATTAATGAAGAAACAAACGTAACACCGATGCCTGCCTCAACCGTTGTCTGTGCAGTTGCAGTCATTTCTGCAGAGATAATCCTTGTTATCTGTGCGTCAAGCGTTGTTTGTGCCGTTGCATTTAACTCGGCATTGACTGTATAGGATAATGTAGCATCTGCCGATGTGTTAGCCGTAGCATTTGCAGCTGCGTTTACTGGTATGGTTAACTGTGCTGTACTTTGTGTGTTAGCCGTAGCCGTTGCACTTGCCTCAATTACTTTGGTAAGTGTAGCGTTTAATTCTGTCGTTGCGCTTGTGCTTGAACTACTTTCTAATGTAACTGTGCGCTTAATTTCAGCAGCAACAGTGCCTAATCCTGTTAAAGATGCATCTACACTAACAGAGCCTTGCGTTACTACATCAACATCAGCCGATGTCGTAGCATTTGCATTTAATGTACTTAATAAAGTTTTACTCACTAAAGCATCGCTTACTAAAGTAGCATTTGCATTTATTGTACTATCTATATTTATAGCTTTAGTTACTGCAGCAGCTAAAGTGCCATTTGCCGTAACATCGCTATTAATTGGTATCACTTTTGTAGCATCAGCAGAAAGATTGCCAGATGCGGAGAGAGAAGCCTCCACCAAGACTTGACCTTGTTGAGTAACTGTTAATTCAGCGTTTGTCGTTGCTATGGCATTCATTGCAGCAAGGACATTGTGTATCACTTTAATATTAGATGATACACTGGCATTGGCTGTAAGAATGGCAGCAACGGAAACACCGGTAAGTATGTATGAGTCGTAGAACTCACCTTGAAAACTTATAAATCTTCTATCGTGACTTACCTTTATATTCCTTACTTGATATAACTTCTCATTCCAAATAATACGACTTTCTTCATCAATGCCTGTCGTATATCTTATAGTAAAGTCGCTAATATTTTTAGCAGTATTCTTACCATCTATTACCGTTTCATTGGATGGAGGTAACTTGCTTTCGGCATTCGCCCAAACGGTAGTTAAATCTGCCCATGACTCGGAAGCATAGCCTGTGTCTGATTTTGAACGTGTGACATTTTGGATAGTTATCCTGTCACGCATTCGACCAATAATTTCATTTTTGTTATACTTCATTAGAAATATTGAACGCGATATTGGTCAAGTAAATATTGAGATGCAGTAGGTAATTTCCTAACGTAATCTTGTCTATTCTCGTAGGTATCAGCTACCATTAAAAGAATAGCTTGTCTTATTTGAAATGGCACACCACTACTTTCTGTGTCGTATCCAGCCGTGTAAGTAATCGTTACATCATTTATATTTCCGTAAAGTGTAGGCCATGTTTTCCCGTAAGCAAGAGAGAGCCGTGCTGGTTTACTAAATGTGTCAACGACATATTCTGTCGCTGCAAAGGTTTGCGTAGTATTTTGGCTGTCTGCATACTGGAAATTAGTAACGGCAATAACTGGAGATACACTAAGGTAAATAGTTGGATTAGATAACCTATCAAACTTCTCCGTTATTGTTTGTGTAATTAATGCTTGGTTAAGATAACTTTCTGCCACCATCCTTGCACCTTTTATTAAAGTATTTAACATTGAATCCTCGTTAGAATCATCAATCTTTAAATAGCTTTTAACCTCGGCAAGAGTCCAAGGTTCATTAACAGGTGCAGTAGTTACTTTCCAAGCCATTTGATTATATTTTAAAATGGAGGACTATATTTCAAGTCCTCCAGATTAGATCCCTAATGAAATTACAGATTCTTTAGGTGCTTAATTGCAGCCGTATTAAGCAATTTGCCATCATACCTTGCATACATTAAGAAACCTATTTCCATCTCATCCATGAAACGCTCACGCAATGGTACAAGCACATTGTTTGCAACAGCACGGATTATATACTTACTCCAATCTCCAAAGAAAATAATCTTCGCATCAGCAGCCTGTGCAGATGGTAAATCATTGTTCACAAAGAAATTGTAGCCCAATAATCTATCAGGTGTACCTTCTCTCAATGATGGTTGGAATAATGGATTATTTGCAGTATCATAGTTTAACTTTCTAACCGCACTTAAAATCTGGTCATGCATCATGAACGCAGCCGATGGGCTATTTCTATACGCAATGTCCACAGAGTGAACAAGGTCAATTAAATTGCCAGCAGTAAACGCGCCAGTAGTTGCAGATTCTACACCGGAAGGTGCAACATCTCTGAATCCTGTTGGTTTACCAGAACCATCACCAGTTGTAAATGCAGTGTTCAATGCTCTACCTAAACGCTCACCTAACATGATTGGCAATTCACTATTCAATAGACCAAACTCGTCATTTGCCCATTCAACAGATACTTTTACCAATGTGTTACAAACGTGAGCTGCAAATGTTTCTCTTGTAAAGGTCATGTCTTGAACAGTTACTGACGCTGCCTCTGTATGCCAGTTAGCACTTGTTCCTGTATCGTTTACCTTTGGCCAATACAAAGTGCCTGCTTGCGGAGTAGTTATAATACGGCTAACTTGTAACATTGGTCCGTAGTAAGCCATTGTTCTTTCCAACTCGTTTGAGAATTGGTAAGGAATAACATAACCACCTGCCAAGCCACTCTCCGCAGTAGTAATCGTTGCAGTACCACGCATTTCACGAAGTAATCCGCGCTCTGTGTTGTTCAACTCTCTCTTTGCAATAGCCTTCATGAATGCAGAGTGGTACTCTGGAGACTTTACAATCTCTCTTTTGTCAGTTGGCAATGCAGCAAGTGTGTCTTCAATAACACTAACTCCTCTTGACTCGGAGTTGATTTCATTCCATCTTTCTAAACGTGAAATTTGGTCTGTATAACTTTTAAAAGAACCATCCGCTTTATCCCATTGTGCGGATTCGTCAGCAGACATTAATCTACCTTCGGCTGCGGCTCTTTTTTGTAGGTCTTCCATTATTGCGTAATCGGAAGCCCGCTTTTCTCTTAATTCCTTTGCAGTCATTATTTTGTTTTTAAATTTAATAAGTGCAGGGCATTCCTGCGTAATTCGTTCTGTATATTAATTTCAGATTTTACTGATATGTCAATAACGCTTTGTAATTCTTCATCTAACTTTCCTGCTATCTGCTCATAGCTGCGCTTGGCAACCATTGTGTCTGGATTTGCTGGATATGTTACCGGTGAAACATCATATACTTTCTTAATGCCTTTAATTATTCTTTTTGGTTTCATACCTGCTCTTTCCTCCCAGTCCTCAGCCTCAACACTAAAAGCAAATGATGATTGATAAACATCACCACGTTTAACCATCTCTAAAAGATCATTACCTAAAGTAGTGTTTGGTGCCTCAAACTCATATTCCATAGCAGAACCAGTAACCTTTAATTTT